GAACTACTACTCGCGATAACATTTTAATGCATGTGATATTATCGGCAACCTTTTTAGCTGAAGCTTATTATATTAAATACAATAAGTTCCCCTCTTTTGAATTATTATCAGAACAGGTTGTGAAGCTATTTGGTGATGACAGCGTTTTTGCTGTCGATGTCGAGTTTGATCACGTTTTGTACAAACAAGACGATGTTGAGAATGGTTTTTTACATTCCTTTTTCCGTCGTTTTGGGATGAAACTTAAGTTTCTCCATGGTGGCTATGACTTCCCTGTTAATCAGATGGAATTTTTAGGTTTTAGATTTCATGATATAAACGGTAGATACTACCCATATTATGATCCTAGCCGTTTAGCCGCTTCATTTTTGCATACAAATGATAAAAGTGACACCTTAGAAGCCTATGTTTCTAAGTGTTTTGTTTTGACTATGATGTCGTACGCTACGGAACATCGAGATATTTTTCTCGATGCGTACAGAACTCTGTTAAGCAGTATTAAAGACTGTGAAGTAACGGACACTATTCGTTCATTTCAATTTGCCGGACCTTTGTCTGCGAGCATTTTGGAGTCATTTTATAGTGGCCTGGAAGCATCATCCGCTGAGTTTACTTTTTTTTATTCAGCACTGGTTGGAGGAGGCATAAATGAAAGCTTCCCACAACTTCAAGATGAGTTCTAAGAATCAATCAAAACGAATGGTTCGGTCTAAACCAAAGAAAAAGACCGTCGTCGCCTCAAGACGAGCACCAGCCCGTAAAGCGGCAGTGCGCCGCCCCCGAAAGAGGGCGAATCGAGGAACTGGTAACGGTACAGTGTTTCGAAATCGAAACGTTACCAGGCAGACTATGAGAATAACGAATAACGGACAAAGAGGGCTAACTAAAGTGTGCCCCCCATTCTGTGAACAGATTGGACAACCGTTGTCTTCTCAGGCTTGGGCTCTTTTTAAGAGCTATTCTATTAACCCTGGTCAGGTAGCTACTTTCCCATTGGGTGCGCAAGAATGCATCAATTGGCAAAAGTACAGGTTTAAATGGTTCAAAGTTGTTTATGAACCAATTGTGAATGAATACAATACCAACAACGATGGAGCCGGTGAGGTTATCATTGGGTTTGACCCCGATGCCTCGGATCAGGCTCCTAGTACCTTTTCGCAAGCTGTGAATTCAAAACCAGTAGCGAGGGGTCGACCTTGTGACAAGATTGTTCTAGATGTTCCCGTTATGCTTTTGCATAACAATCTAGACGCCCATTTTATCCGCCATGGCAACTTGCCTGGTGGGTCCGATATCAAGACTTATGATGTTGGACTTGTCAACGTTTCTGTTGTTGGCAGTGGTACCACAGGTGCCACAACTTTGGGTAATCTTTTTTTTGACTACCAATTGGAGATTCTTGTCCAACAAGCCCAGCTTAACACGCTGGCGCCTGCGAATAATCAAGTTTCCGTGTTTTATTCTGCAGGTGGTGAAGCAATTACGACTGCAACACCATACCAACCGCTTATAGCGACAGTAGGGGTTTCAAACGGGTTAAACGCTGTTAACACAGCTGGATCCGTTGTTCTTCCCCCTGGCAACTATATTATTGATGCTACTTTCAATTTAGTTGCCGGTACTTTGATCACTGGTATCAGTGCGGAGTACATGAAGAATGGTGCTGCTTATGAGGCTTCTGACCAGATATTAACTATAGGGGCGGGAGCGGCTCTTGTTCAAACGAGCCTTTCTCTTCCGTCATTGTTTTATACAAGTAACGGAACCGACACGCTAAACCTACGTATAGTGGGCACCTTCACAGGTGGCAATGGGTTTGTTACAGCTTCCCTGCGTGTCGTAGCAGTCTAAATCCCAAAATGGGTAGGAGAGGAAACTCCTTTATAAAACCAACCTCAACCGGTATCGGTGGATGGGTTAAGAGTGCAATTCTTTGGAGATAATCCTAAACATTGGTTAATCGATTATATC